TTTGCAGACGGAGAAAATTATGCAAGATCGTTACTTCGACAACACTCGCATTAAAGACTTCCGAACTTGTCCTCGTAAATTCTACTTTCGCCACAGCCGTAACTGGGCGGGAACCGGCTTTATGCCCGCCCTTGTCTTCGGTAGCGCATGGCACGAAGCGATGGATATAGTCTGGGAGATTATGAGCAAGAACGATCCTCAAAAATTGAGGACGCAAGAAGTAGCCGAATGTGGCTATGAAGCGTTCCTCACTTGTTGGGTAGAAAACGGTGGGCCTGATCCTAAAGAGAGTGACCCATTCGAGCTGGATCGTCTCCAACCTAGGGTGCCTATGAACGCTCTGGAGATGCTCTACGCATACGTGGACGAACGAAGGGCGCTATTCTCTCGTCCCGGCTTTGAATTACTCGCAGTAGAACAACCATTCGCGGTCCCTTTAGACCCAGAAGATGCTACCTTGTTTTATGTGGGTAGAATGGATAAAATCTTTGCGATAAAGGATGAAATCTATGTCGGAGAACACAAGACTTCCTCGCTCTACAGCAAGGCTTCAACATTCCGCTCGACGTTTATCGACTCTTTCTCGCCTGATAGTCAGATTGACGGCTATCTTCACGCAGCGCATATGCTATATGGAGACAAGGCTAAGGCAGTCTGGGTGGATGCCGCGCTCGTCCATAAAACAGTCCACGACGGCTTCGTCCTCATCCCTGTCGAGCGACAACACGCTCAGTTAGATGCATGGCTCTGGGAAGCACGATACTGGATACACCAAATCGAGGTGAATTGTAGTCTCACTATTGACGACGAAAACTCCTATATGTCGGCCTTTCCCAAGAATACGAACTCCTGTCAGGACTTCGCACGAAACTGTCCGTATATTGACCTCTGTAAGATGTGGTCTAATCCAACGGTTAAGGAGCAACCTGCCGGCTTCGAAAACGAGCCGTGGAGTCCGTTCGACCGTCTTGAATTAAATAAGATAGGTCTTGAGAAATGACTAGCAAGTGGGACACCCGCTTCCTTAGTCTAGCGGAACACATATCCAGTTGGTCTAAAGACCCCTCTACGAAGGTAGGCGCGGCTATTATTGGCCCCTATCGCGATATAATATCGCTAGGTTATAATGGCTTTCCCAGGGGCGTCGAAGATACTCCTGAGCGTCTGGAAAATCGTGAGCTTAAATACAAGATGATAGTTCATGCCGAGCGCAACGCTATATTATTCGCTAGACGTTCTCTCGAGTGCACTACTCTCTACACCTGGCCATTTGCTCCTTGTTCTGCATGTGCTGGAATGATAGTTCAGAGTAGAATAACACGTGTTGTTGCACCATTACCTTCTGAGTTAGTTGGAGAGAGATGGGGAAGCGATCTTAGTGTGGCAAAAGATATACTCAGGGAAGGTAGTGTTTTGTTAGATCTTATAGATAGACCCCAAAACGGAGGAGATGATGCCTAACGCTAAAGATGCAGAACAGCCTATTTATCAAAACATACTGGTGGTTGGTCCTACAGGGGCAGGAAAAACAACACAGATACGAACCCTCTCAGGAAAGGTGTTCGCCTTCCTATTTGACCCCAATGCTCTGGCTTCCCTTCAAGGAGCGGACGTAGAATATGAGGAATGGCTCCCCGAAGCAACAGAGATTGACACAACTATCAAGGGCTTCAATAAGGGTTCAAAATCAGATAGGCCGTCCAGCGCAAAGGAACCGCGCCTCTATATCGACTTTGTAGAAAGCGCAACGAAGAAAGCGGAGGAAGGATTCTTCGACGCCTACGATTGGATATGCCTAGACTCTATGACATTTCTCCAGAAGGCTATGTTCGATCGCAACGCATATATCAATAACAGATATGGTAAGGTTGAGGAGCTGTCCGACTATCGCATAGTGGGAAGTAAACTTTCAGATCTGTTCCGTTCCTTTACATCGGAGCGCAAAAACATATATGTTACTGGACACATCACGTCCTGGCAGGATGAAACCACTAAGAAACTCAGCACGGAGCTGCAGGTAGCTGGAAGCGCAAAGACTATGATACCCCTCTTATTTACGAACATCTGGCTGGCAAGAGCAGCAAGCACGGAGAAGGAAAAGAAGTACGAGATTCAGACCCGACCGGAAACTCGTGGTCTGCAGTGTATTCGCTCTCAGGTAGCGAATTTGGATATGTACGAAGACGTGACTATCCAAGATTTCGATAACCCGAACAAGTATGGTATCGGAAAAATCCTAAACCTAACCCTGTAAACAAGGAGAACACAAAAATGCCTATCGTTGAAATAAAAGGTCTGGGAGACTCTTACGAGGACAAGCCAGTCCCAGAAGGTTCTTACGATCTTCGGATCATGGACATTAAAGATGGCAGGAACAAGAAGGATACCTGCGATCAAACTATGGTTATGATAAAGGTAGAGAGTGACGAGTATCCAGATGCGGCTACTATCTTTCACTATCTTACCTTTGTCGGCCCAGACGACGACGAAAGCTCCTCGCGAAATAAAATGCGAGGTATTACCCGTTTTCTCAAGGCGTTCAACATCCCCTTCGAGAAAAACGGTTTCAACACGGAGGATTTGGTCGGTGCAACTGCATCGGACATTTTCGTGAAACAGGAGGAGTACGAGGGTTCCGTCAACAATCGTGTCTCCCTCCCACGAGTGGAGTAGGCATCTCTGACCTCCGTCCAGTAGATGCCTCGCGGTCTGGCCGCCTCCTCCCCCCGCTTCGTCCCTGTGCAGAGGCCAGATGCATGGGGACACTTTCAGAGAGGTAAGTATGGAATTTCTAGTAGGCAAGAAAACTTACATCATTGGCTTTCTTATGTTCGCCCAGGCCTTAGTTACATGGCTCACGGGAGAAACTACGTTTGCCGAACTGCTGACCCATAGCACTGAAATTCTTGGTGGTCTTGGTCTAATTACGCTTAGAATGGGCGTAGCAGGTGATCAATAAAAAATAGGTTAAGGAGCGGTGAAAAACGGTATTTTGCGAACGTTATGCAACGTTATGCGCGGCCATGTATGCCCCTTATGTGGTTACATACCGCGCCGCTCCCCCTAACCATATGTGAACGTTATATATTTTATACCATCCTCCACGAATAAGGAAAAATAAGATGCCTGACACAACTACTAAGCGTATTTCCCTACCCATTGATGAAGCTCTGTACGAGCGACTTAGCAAGATGCCGTGGGGTATGAGATCTCCCATTGTAAGAGTTCTACTAGAGCGAGTAATAGACGCCGGTGAAAAACACGGGGCCATGATATACGGTGCTATTTTGGACGGACACTTCGACATAGTATATAAGGAAAAGAAATGAACAGACTAGAAATGCTACGCACATCGCTCAAAGATATGACACACGAAGAGCGACTGGAAAAACTAAGAGAAATACGAGAGGATCGAAAGGTGAGTAAGCACGCTGAGACGGTTCGGAAGAAGCAAGAAGCCGACCGTCTAGGAAAGGCGGAGAAGAATTTTGACAACCTGTCGATAGAGGAAAAGGCCGACTTACTTAAACTGCTGGAGGGATAAATGAAAACCAGAGATATGAAACTTGATGAGATAAAGGTGGGAGAACGGTATCGTGAAGAAATGGGAGATCTTTCTTCTCTGGTGGAGAGTATTAAAGACAAAGGCTTACTTCAGCCTATTTCGGTTGACGGCAAAAACAATCTTCTCGCCGGGGGTCGTAGACTCGCCGCTTCGAAGGAGGCTGGTCTTAAAACTATTCCGGTGGTCGTTAGAGAAGTGGAAGGAGAACTGGACGCGCGTGAAGTCGAACTTATCGAAAACACGATGCGGAAAGATTTCCACTGGACGGAAAGAACAAGATTAGAGAGACGCATTTTCGATCTTCGCCTTGAACAAGATCCTGAGTGGACACAGAAGAAGCAAGCTGAGCTAATGGAAGGTTCTGAAGGAGCTACATCCAGAAGGCTACAATTAGCAGATATGCTGGAGGTCGTCCCCGAGTTAGGAGATAGCAAAACGGAGAAGGAAGCGTGGAAAAAATATAAGCAGTTAGAAGAAGATGTTGTAACACAAACGCTTATTAGCACAGATGATAGTAGATGGAAAGATGTGGCTAAACATGCAGAGAAGCATTATCAAATAGGTGATGCTATTGAGGGACTCAAGAAAGCGTATAAGAACGATCTTCATTTTATTGAAGTAGATCCTCCTTACGCCGTCGAACTGGATAAGAGAAAAAGTCGAAACCAAGACCTTGTTCAGATGGACGCATATAACGAAGTAGATGCCAAAGAATATCCTGCTTTTGTCGAAGCAGTTGCAAAGGAATGCTTTACCTGTCTCAAGAAAGATACCTTCATGGTATGGTGGTTCGGGCCTACTTGGTATAAGGAAGTACGAGAAATTCTCAAG